AACAAGCTAAGGTGCTGTTTGTGTGGTCCCATGAACATAAGATGGCTAAAACAGCACTAACTTTGTAACTTTCTAAATGATAATGATTATCATTATGACAGGAATAGGCAAGTTTTTGGTTTTGGTTGATAATAAAACATAAGATTATTCTGCATAATACCTGCTATTAGCTTAGGCTTTAAAAATAGTGCTTTAAATTGACGTTTAGGTAAGGGTTGATACGATGGTATAGACCAATGTCTAAAACGCTCTTAAAAAGGCAATTTATACGCACTGAGCTAATACTTTTGCAATAGAATAATCCTTAGTTGATCTCCAGGATTACACAAAACTCATTGGCATCTATTTTGCAGAATGATTTGCAAAAGAAAAAACAAAGAAAAGAAAAAGAAAAAAAGAAAAGAACCAAAAGAAAAAAAGAAAAAGAAAAGAAAATAAAAAGAAAATATTTATAGGGTATAAAAGAACATTATTCGCTTCGCTCATTGTAGCCTTTCACTGCGTTAGCTTTTCTTTTATTCTTTTTACAACACTAAACCTTCCTATCTCTTGGCTGATTATGGGTTGTTTAAGGCTTAAGTTATTAAAATCTTTGTCTTTTGGACAAGTATTAAGACTTTTAGTAGTTACTTTTAAGTCTTGTGCAGTTAAAGCATTGTTGTGGGCAAAGAATGTAAATTCTGACAAGTGTATCTGGTGTTCTTTTGTATAGAAACAAATAGGTAATTTGACAGGAATAGGCAAGTTTCTACAATAGTCGAAATAACATTATTAACTTAAAATAATCGTTGACTTAGTTTCTGGTATGAGATAAGAAATATCTTAAATAAATAAAGGAGAAAACAAATGCTTATACTTTGGATTATTACAGGTTGTTTTATTGGGTTTATGGGTGTAGAGGTTATAGCTTCAATTACTAAAACTCAATGGCCAGTTTTATTAAATTTAATGGCGTCTTTTGTTGGAGGGTTTTTAGCTTACAATTGGGCTATCGGGGTTTTCTAATGAAGTACATAACGTTTAACATAATCGGATTTTTACTGGTTTTATTATTAGCTGAAATTGATGATAGTTCAATGAGAGAAAAAGAAATCTATGTGCCGCCTGTATTATCAATAGCTATTGACAAAACAAACATACCTATTCATTGTCTGGGGATTCAATCCGATACAAGAAAGAAATTTAGTACAAAAACATTGACAAGGAATGGTCGTAGGGTTTATAATAATTGTAAGTATTAATATAAAGGATATAATATGAAAGTATTAGTGATTTTCGATCTAATCCCAGAAGAAACAAAAAAGGCTATCGTGGATATGACTCAAGAGGAATATGATTACTTCAAACAAGGTGACGGCTGTATCATCGGCACGATGGGGAATACAGATGAACAAGAGGTAATTGTGAATGTGATAAATAATGCTTTTTGTGAGGATGAAAAATGCAAAGAATATTGCGAAAATGACCAAGAGCTTAAGTATTTCGGTAAATTCGAACATCAAGAGAATACTTCGGATCTACGTGGTGTTGATTATATGATTTATTGCGGGTGCTTTCTTTAAGCTGAGGGGATGTAAAGCGATAAAATAAAAAAGGGGAATCAGATGAAGACTTTTGAATATGATGGTAAACAGTTTGAAGCGGTAATAATGAATGATCCTGGTACTTGTAGGTCATGCTCTTTCAGAGAAATGGATAGTTGCCCAAGAGACTTAACGAATTATTGTGACGATCATCCTATTGTATTCCATGAGATCAAGAAAAAAGAATTTGATGCAGTTAAGGTTGAAGAAAACAAAGAAAGTTTTGTAGTAAAACATAACAACAAAGAATACGAATTCAGGGCTTTTACTTTGATTGATCTATATAAAAAGAAATTTCATAGAAGAGAATTTATCAAGCTAATGGAAAGAATGGAGGAAATTAACTTTGGTCCGGGAGAAGAAGTTATCTCAGAAACTGAATTTCTGCACCTTCGTGTTTTGTCAAAAAATATTAGTTGGCTTATTGATAATGGCTTCGGGAAACAAATTGTCAAAGAAACGATGTTGGAACCGGGGATGGTGCTTGTGAGTGATAAACCGGAGAAAGAGGAACTTGTGTATATTAATAAGGATAAACTTATAATGGGTAAGGGCTGGATTCTTAATCGGTCCTGGTACGATAAAGGGCAGGCAAAACTTTACCCATGTAGGACACTTGAGAAATTAAATAAGTATTCTTTGTTTACATGGAAAATTAAACCCACTGACTAAGTAAACTTATTTACTGTTTAAATCCCAGTATGTTATTTCTGATAGTAACATACTGGGATTTATTATTTGTGCTTTAAAAGCACAGTATTTCTTTACTGAGGCACTACTAAACGGTAGTTTATGAAGTATCTGAATAGCAATTACTTGTAATTGAATGTGAAAATATACCAGGGAATATAATATACAATGATCTTCGGATACTGTGGTATTAGCGGGTTTGATGGGGGTATATATTGTGTGATACTATATATTGTGGTTTGTTTTTATTAAGCTATTAATTTTTTATTTAATTTGTATTTGTTTTTTATGAAACTGTTTGTTTGTTTTAAGCCCTCAATGCAATCTCCGTGCCACTAAGTTGATATATCAGTAATATACTTAAGATATATCAAAAGAATACTATAGATATATCACTGGTATACCAAAGAAATACCATGCAATAATCCTACCAATTAATCCCACAACAAAATAAATAAAAATACAAAATAACCATTGACAAGTATAATTTTGTTTGATATATAGGATCTATGATAAACAATAAATCAAATATCAATCAGGAGGACACTATGTCAAAAGATTATGCTCTTATAAATTCAATGCCGGATTCGTCTTATGATTATTCCGCTGGATACTGCCATAGAATGGTATCTTACTTTAAACTGAATCACCCCAATATGGTAAACAGTATTAAAGCCTGGGAAGATGAAGCAATAGTTAGAGCAGAACAACGGGAGAGTATCTGGGGGGAGGATCTTTCCGAGACTGAAACTACCGAAGAAACCACAACGGATCAAACAAGTACTGAATACCCCAACCTTGATAACTCCATCCCTGAAGACAGCACACCGGTTGAGATACTCACAGGACCCTTTACAGGAATAACAGCGTACACAAGAGATAATAGGCTGTTTGGTATGGTGTTTGGTCTTGCCCTTGAGATTAATCCTACAACAAAACAATATTAATTAAAATAATCATTGACAAGTATAATTTTGTTTGATATATATGATCCATCAAACAAAAACTAAGGAGCTAACGACATGAGACATTTAATCACCGCCAGCATTATAGAACTAACAATCATGGGTTTACTGGTAATGGATATGAACAATCACGGTATCGTCTCCCAGTTGTTGTTTGCAGCAATCAAGACTTACATCAACCCCGAATTGACCTGGAGTTAATAATGAAAAGACTAATCAACATATACATCATTGCACCGATTGTAGCTAATACAATCATAATATTGATAATTAATAGCTTATAGGAAAGGAATTGAGATGAGAAATACAATCAAGAATAAAACAGAGTTAAGATACACAATCAAGAACGCCATAGGCAACACAGATAGTCTTGACTACGTAGAATTTTATCAGGACTGGACATGGGATATCATGGGATGCAATACCTGGACTACTAACGATGTATGCTATAGGTGTCAGCTGTCCGAGCTTGCATGGGCAATGGATTGGGAAAGCTCAGTGGATGAGACTATAACAGAGAAATTCCGTGATTTAGAATCACATATTATTTCTTGGAACCAAGCTACCAAGGAACACCGGCGGGAGCTTTGTCCTTGGTAATATAACCAACAATTAAACCCCTGGAGTTAATTCCCCAGGGGTTTTGTTTGTCTTGTATGATAACAATGTTCACAAGAATTAACTTGCAATTCTTATGCCAGTAACAATGTTAATATTATTTATCAAGATATTTTCGATTTACCATCGTTCTTGGTATGGTTATTGCTTGTGTGTTAAACACCTAACTCTCTATTTTTATTATATATCCTAATTCTCTCTATGAAGTCTTTTATATCTTTGGTATTTTACCAATAAATAGTTCTCTTTTGCATAATTTACATTGTCTCTCCATTCCTCCATAGCCGTAGAGACTCTTGTATTCTCTTGCTGTTTTTATGTCTCTTATTTAAGAACGCCTCAAAACTCAACTTCTTAAACAAATGAACTTGGTTACACCAAGAAGCAAGATCAACATAAAACTCATGATACCGAGCACCCCAGCAACTAATATCTCTCATTACATAAGGAAGACACTTCCTCCCCCTGAGATATTTTATTCTATATATAGTTTCCCTGAGTTCCATTACAGGGTGAACATACACAAAGAATTTTAGCTTCCAATCATTAACCCATTGAAGCAATGGGAGTTTTTCGTCTAAATATTTCTTGTACTTAATATCATCAAAAGCAAAGACGTACTCTTTCCAATAATTAAGCTTCCTCAAAGCCTTTGAGTTTTCTTTATTAACTAACCTAATATCAAGACCTTGGTTGAATTGGCATTTAACCCCTATCTCCGCTATCTTATTCAGTTCCCAAAGATGCCTTTTGTACCCAAGAATATTATTATCCATGAACTTCACTTTATCATGCTGAATAATATCCTCTACTTCAGATACTTTATGAATCCTCCCTTCTTTCTTGGGGACTTTACAAAACCAACAACTCCTTACGCATCCCCTTGTAATAAAACCATAAGAAGTATCATTATAAGGGTAAATAGAGTAATCAGGTTTACATCTTTCTACCTCCTCCCCTAATGTAGTCGTTAGATCTACGCCAGTACCTCCGAAAGAGATACCATCTCCGTGGATATGTTGGATATTATTTTCAAAGATAACACTACAAAATACTTCATTGTATTTTTCTGTGGCTATCTGATAGTCCTTTTTATTTCTATTAGGAAAATAGGGGAGATGTAGCTGTTGTATTCTAACTTCGTGACCTTTTTCTTTGTAATAAGTACTTAACTTCATAAGAGCGAGATTTGGAATTGTACTGTCAGCATCAATCAAAAGAACCTTCTTGGAATCAGTATTCATTTTATTTGCCTCCTTATTTTAAAAGATTTTCCCTGTATTCCTCAGTATTATCCATTAAATAACCTTCCAAGTAATCAAAGCAAGGTAGTATAAGGTAATACAATCAATTGTTGTGATATTCTGGTCTTTGAAGTAATAAGCATAGCATAATACAACACACGAGGTCAATGAGATAATTAAGTGCTCGTACCATTTCATATTAATATTCTCCTGTAGTCCTATAGTTATCAACTAACATAACCCCGGGGTTTATACCAATCATGATTACACTTTTTAATCTCTTCTTCTTCTTTTTTAATCGCTTCTTGATATTCCAAATAAAGATCCTGTTGCAGATTATTAATTTTTTCCTTATTGTCAGTACTAAATTTCTTAAATATCTTCATTATTATCCTTCAGTTTGATTACCTTTGGTAAGGCTTACTATCTCTGATAGGGCCTGACATGCCAGAGTCCACAAGAAGTTATAGCACAATTAATAATCTCTGGCCTTTGTTCCTCTTTACACATCTTACAATATCTCTTTATAGCATTTTTGTATATCTTTTGTATTGTTCTCGATTCTACACCTGCATGACAATGTTTACAAAGGGTTATTAAATTCCCTTCTTCGTCTTCACCTCCATACCTCCAAGGAAGAATATGATGCACATGTAAAGGTGTTTCTTTTGAGCCACATTTCTTACATCTATGATTATCTCTTGCTAAAATAATATCTCTTAACTTATACCACTTTGCTGTTGTTAATCTGGATCTATGTTTAGGTGTTAAACCGCCTCTCCAGCTGGGACTATTTTCTCCTGTCCTTGGGTTTGTTTTTTGAGACGCTTTTTGTGCTTCGCTTACCATTTTTCTACCTTCTTCAGATGTTGTCCAGCACTCACAGGAACAGTACCTATGAGTTTCTATTTTATATGGGGTTACATAAAACTTTTTACCACAAGTAAGACATTTTTTATATGCACCTCTTCTTACTGAAGTATTTGAAAGTTTTCTATTATAATAACAACTTCGTGAACAATACTTCTTACCTTCTTTTACTTCATTACCACAAACCAGGCATACACTCATAATTTCCCTTTCTAACGTACGTTTACATTCTCTCAGTAAGGCTATATACCCAAAACCATAAAAAGCTCTCTAAGAGGCTAAAAACAACCTTAGAATTGATTTCTGAATAACAATCAGATCAATATCTTCTTAACATCATTCTTTTATGCTCAATATACACCATGAGCTATTTCTTGTCAAGACTATCCTTCTCCATACTCATAAAAGTCCCATCCGAGAAATCTCTACCATCAATACTGAATATTTCTTCTTTACCACAAATAGTACATACTTTTTGTATATCATATTCGTTCCAAATCTCATCCTCGTACCCTCTTGTAGCAGGACAGGAGTAACATATTTCATCATCCCTTGTTACTCTTAAATTTTGGTTTCTCCCGATAACTGCATACCTGTATTTATGCTCACAATGGGAGTCCTCACAAGCCCCGCATTCTTCCTTTGTACTCCAAGTATCCAAACACACTTCGCATTCGTAGTAAGTTTTCATCTAATAGCTCCTTTGTATTCTTTTCTTGTAATACTGTCATATTTTCTTCCACAAGCAGGACAACACATATCCTTGGGCCTTCCTCTTCCTGTTTGAACTAACTCAGGAGCAAAAATACTCGCAGGAGAGAAGCACTTACCGCAATATAATTTATTATTTCTAAGTATAGCTTTAGTCACTTTTCAACTCCTTATAGTTAATAATTACAACTGTGTCATAGTTACTTTGTCTTTTAATATCCTCAGCCATTCCTACTATCTGTGTATACGTTTCTAATTTTTTATCAGAGGTATACTCGCACATCCCGGTCCCAGAATGTGACGGCGACCAATATCCGTAAGAGATAAAGTATTTATATTCTTTAGTCATTCTTAAGCTCCTTCCTTGAGTACATATTAAATACCCTGTTGCATCCTCTGCACATGAGGTAATCTTCACCAACCCATGATTTAGTTAATACCACATTAGTGTTAGAGATGTTAGAGCGACAGAAAGGGCATCTAAGCTTCCCTCCCTTGTCTGTAAGTGCTTTTTTCTTTTTCACTTACTTCTCCTCTTTACGGGTATTTCCAAAGCATCCTTTATCTCCCACCCTTTTCTAAGCCTTTCTTTCAGTGTTGTGTATTTGATGCCCTTTTTTCTTGCCCACGCAGCCATAGACATAGACTCTCCTTCAAAACGGATTATTTTACAATTCCTCTTATTTTGAGCTTGTTCGACAGGAGAACTCCATTTAACATTCCAAGGGCCATATGGCCCATTATTATCTATCCTATCTATGGAATACTTTCTATTAGGTCTATGACCCACATCCTTCAAAAAATTTTCAAATGAATTCCTCCATCTTCTGCATACATAAATACCTCTTCCTCCATAATGATGATAATGTTTATGTTTGAAGAAGTAACACCTCTGTTTCATAGACAACCAAATGGTATACTCCTCTGTTTTTGTTTTTCCGTGTGTGGTCTGTATTCCGCTTATGTATTCTTTAAAACATAATTTGCACATAGGGATAATAGATCCTCGTAGACTTTTAATACTTTTAACAACATAATCTCCGCAATCGCACTTGCATAACCATTCAGTATCCCAAGTAGTTTTTACACCCATAGCGAAGATCGGAAGGAGCTTCCCAAACCTTTTTAACAATATATTTTGTGTTCCCTTATTGTTTACTGGCCTTTCGAAAGCATCTTCTATTTCCCACCCAATACGTATTCTTTGCCTTAAGGTAGAGAGATTAATACCTAAAGACCTTGACCATTCTTTTAAACTCTGTGTTTTTCCGTTGTACGTTATATATTTAGTTGGCAGCCCCATACTTTATATTTAACCTTTCTCCTTATCTCCTAAAAGGCTCACAAAATCACAAAGATTCCCAAACACTTTGTCTGATTTGTGGTACAATTCTTTATCATTGTAAACAACAGGATATTCCATAACTCTATCATAGAATAATTCCTGAATCAAGTCCATTCTGTCGAATATTTCATGTCAATGGTATTTATCTGTCTTTTGATTCATTCTTCGACTCCTCACAAGATTCCAACCTAAAGATCTCGTTCCCCGTGTCAGGCCCACAATCAAGGCAAGGGCAAACATCTTCATTCTCGAAGAAACATCCCTGGCACCCACCAAAACCCTCCACAAGCTCTACTTCAACTATGAATTTTTTCATGTTAACCTATTTAAACATTCTCTCTTAACCTTATCAATAAAATCAAGTAGAGACAACCTACCAACAGTGCACTCAGTACCTCCACATTTATAACTCTGATAGTACTCATCCGATAACATGTAACAATATGTGTGCGCAACAAATATCTGTTCTTTGGTTTCACAACTCTTAAATACTCTTTGTATTTTTTCCAATACTTGACTATAAGTCATCAAAATTTACTCCATGTCCAAAGTTTAATCCTAAGAATTCCTTTTCTCAATATCTCAAATAACACAATAACACAAGCACCGAAGAAAAGAAACAAAATATTTATAAACATGAAAAATAGCATGATGATGTTGTGAATATATTTTTCTATTGTATTAAGAATGTTCTGTAGTTTAGTCATTTAAGTATTCCCCACTGTTTTGCCATTGCTTCCGCGATACCTCTAAAAAACATAGATCTTCTCTTACTTCTATCTTTCCCAGGACTCATATACCAAATTCTTTGTTGTTCTTTAAGTGGTAGAGACTGCATTTCAATGAATACATTATTTGTTCCAATAAGGTTCGGTAAATTATAATTCCATAATCCTGTTTTCTTCTTCTCAGGGTGTCCAAACATATATGGCTGAATATATTGGGAAGGCTTCTTAAGATTACTTTGTGTGGATAAAACACCCACAGGATTTTCGAAACAAACCCTGTTTCCTTTCTTCTTACATAGATTCCATAACTGTTCTGTCCATTCTATACTCTCCTGTCTCTTTTTTGTATTAGAATAATATCTATTCCCAGCAACACACAGGTATGTGCAGGGAGGGTGGCAGATAATTAAGTCATAGAACCCATCTTCTGTATTTTCTAAGATTTCCACTACATCGTGCATTATATGGTCGCCGTAAAGCGACTCACTTGGTAAAATATCACAACTTATGGCATAATGGCCTTCTCGGATAAATTCATCCCTTACTATCCCAGAATACTCACACCCAACAAAAACCCTCATCAAATACTCCTAATATGAATAGGTGCAGTAACACCACTACAAAGACCAATAGAAGCTTCCAGGGCTTTTGTTATTGTACTTTCGGGATCAATAATTTCTTGGTTATTATAAATATGATGCAGAACACCATAAGCATAGGAACTCCCGGAACCAATTGCGTAGTACGGTTCTGTTGTCTCGACTACTTGGAAAGCTGGATCAATTAGAAATAGTCTTCCATGAATTCCGACAAGATAATTATCGGAATGTTCTTCTACTCCGAGATCATTAGCTGAATAACCGCATTGCTTAAACAAATCCATGAGGTTAATACTGAATGTTCTGCACATATAATTCTCAAGAGTTTGTTTCTCTGTATCAAATACAGGAAGCCAGTCATCAACATGCTTCATTAACTGACTTCCTCTGATCATACCAGCGTATCCGACAAGCATTTGATCATTGAGTTTAATTACCTTGGGTCCAGTGAGTTTTCTTTCAAGATCCCCGAAAGTAGCACAGCTGTCTGATCCGAAGTACGTCTTGTTCTTGTGTTTCAAAGCAATCACGCAGGTCATAGATTCTCCTTAATTATAATAAAAATGTCCTTAAACTTATCTCTAAATCTAAGGACATTCTATACTAAAACTATTTGTGTGTCAAGTGCTAATGTAAATTAACAATGTTATTTCTTATCTTCAAGTTTCTTGATCTTGGCCTTGAGTTTAGTCACTTGTGACTTAGTGGTTCTTAGAGTATCAGTAACTTTCTTATTTTTGTCCGTTAGAACTTGTAATTGTTCTTTGAGATCAACAATATCCGCAGTTTCTTCTGTCTCGGAAATTTCCTTTCCGATTGTAGGGACAATATAAACATTCCCCATAGCCTTGATTGCATCCCAATTAAATTCATAGCCCTTCTTTGTATATTTCTCAATACCAGCGAAGATACCAAACAACAGATTCGAACTAATCTCCAAGCAATGCCCCATATCCGTTACTTGGTAGTGCTGCCCTTCCGCTGCTTTAATCATTTACCTCTCCTTTTTGTAATTGCCCCCAAGGATTTGGGACAGAATTTACTTCAGTAATACACTCCAACCCAGTATCATGGTGTAAATTCTTAGTACACCAGTCCTTGAAATCATCAATTGTTTCTTCATCATCATAACAATTGATGATGAGTTTGGCACAACTTTTTCTGTCCTTTCCAGCTTCGAAAGAAAAATTATCGATCTCTAATTTTTCGAGTATATTTTCACCGTTATCTGTCTCTAACTCCACACCCATAACTGCATTTAAATTATTAAATGTTATCCTCATATATTATTATCCTGGTTATTCAAAGCAAGTAAACAATACCCCATAATATCACCGTAGGGACTCTCCCCAAGAGCATCCTTATCTGTAGCAATTCTCATTAGTTTATCGAATATACGAACAATAGTCAACATGTCTTGGTAGGAACTTACAGGAACTCCCTCTGGGTAAAGAATTTGAAGGAACTCTTCTGATTTACCCCAAGAATTGCCATAAAATTTTTGTTTTTCTGCCACAAGATTAGCTATCTCTTTCGCTATTTCTTTGTAGTTATTAGGTTTTGGTGGTGTATCTTTGTTAGGTTTTGGTGTTTTACATAAAGGCATAGGCGTACGAGCACTTACCTCCGGCAAATTCCAATAAACAAAATCTTTTCTATCTATCATTATTTCCTCCCTGTACTCCCATATCCACCTCTGTCTTTATTACCAAGACATTCTACTTCTATTAATTCAAATACCGGTTGTTTCTTTCTAATCCTGAACTGGCAAATTTTATCTCCTTCATTTATAAAACCATCTCTGGTGGCATAATAAGGCATGAACCAGATATCATTATCTCCGCAGTATGAATTATCAATAGCGCCTACTGAATTGGTTTGTAGAATGCCCCAGGTCTTAAAAGTACTACTTCTTGGTTTTACTTCTGCTTCGTAGCCTTCGGGGAGTTCCATTGCAATACCAAGACTAATTTTACCCCAGGTTCTCCTTTTCAAGAATGTGTCATCGTAAGAATAAAGATCAATCCAATCCCCTTTGGATATTTTCTTTAGTTTAGTAGCTCCGGGGAGATATTTAATTTTAATTTCCACTAATATTTAATCCTTGTCTCAATTAATTCTTTAGAAAAACTTTGAGCTTCAATCATAGGGATTATAATGCAGTCCATATATTCATCAAAGTCCTCTATATTTCTTTTTATGTAGATCTCTCCTCCGTTTTCTTCTCCATCCTGAATATTGTACCACACAACATTGGAAATATCTTGCTCAGGTGCAATCTCTCTGCATGTGTCACAACAACTGCAAGCTTCTTCGTACAGATCTTCTGGAATTTGCATCAGTTACCCTCCATAATGGATTCATATTCTTTGTAGAATTCAAGTTCTTTCTCTTTCTTTTCCTGGTACTCATTCGTGTAGTGCAACTTTACCATTCTCTTTACAACAGCTGCCTTAACTCCGTATTTCTCTTCTGCTGCTTTAGCTACTACACTGAGATCATTCTTAGCTGTGTCAAGATCATCAAAAAGATTAGACAATTCACCTTCGATAAGTTCCTTAAGTTCTTGCTTCTGTTCTTCTGTCATATTCTCTCCTCTTTTTATCGGACTTCCTCGAAAGCAATGCCCTTGTAATAAAGCTTCTTCATTTGTTGATAGAATGTGCGTCTATCCCCGCACTCAATTGCTCCAGTAGAAATTCCTTTCCTGGTTTGTGTTGTGTATTGCTTATCCTTTGGGGAATAGTCTTTGTATACAGCTTTCTTAATTCTTTTGGCTTTGGATTGTCTCATTATTCCTCCTCAAAGTAATGCTTAATATTCTCAGTATCAATCTCAAAATCACTCAACTCAAGAGTTGCACACTGATGACAAAGTGTTGGGGAATCATACCCCTGTGACTCCCATAAATCATCAGCTTTCTTTTCGAAGTCTTCTTCATTCTTTGCAAGAACACTACCAATACACGTAAACCCGTACGTTTTAATATAGACTGGTATCTCTTTTGCCATTATTCCTCCTGTTTAAAATTACCATAATATAGTCGTTTTTTATCTTCTTTATTAAGATCTCGTAAAAACCACGCATATCTTGTATTATCAAGATAGGGATTATCTATTACATTAAAACCAGAAATAATTGTATATTGTCCTTTTAGATTGTTAGCGAATTTCTCTACAAAATCCACACCATTAGTACAGACAATTATTCTTTTGTTGGGGATCAAAGATAAAATAAGATCTGGATCTATATGATTCTCAAAAGCAACTTCCTCGTATCCTTGGGGGAATTTTCCAGAGTTCAAATTTAAAGGTATCCCATCCCGAGAGAACAAACCACACATTGCCCAAAAATTGGGATGATAATACAGAAAGCCAATATATTTAGCTCTCTCATTCAAAGCAAAAGTTACACCTGAACCTCGACCACTAAGAATGAATACCGGTTTGTTCATTTCTGGTTTACAATTCACAATAAGCTTTTGGAATTCTGTTAGAACTACTTGCTCTGGTCTACTCGGTTTAAAATTCATACAGTTTTTACAATCGCACATGATCCCTCCTAAGTTAATGATTATACATCCTTGCAGCCCCTCAAGGATTAAGGTATCCACCGTCTATAGCCAGATTCGTTATTCGCAGGAGCAACCTTTGTATAATCAAGATTCATTCTTTTTATATTCTATACTAATTGTTTGTTGTTGTCAAGGGATTTATCCACATTTACTAAATCCGCCCTCCTTGCAAATCAGACATCCACCCTCATTGACATATGATGCTAAGCCGCATTCAGGACAGATTTTTCCAACAGATACTTCAGGATCTTCAATAGGAAGATACTTAGAAAGAATCCTCTTAAGAATTCCAGCAGCATCTACCATGGAATACGTACTCTTATTTAACTGATCTATAATCTCCTCCACAGGAATCCCGTATCTAAGGGACATTGAGCATACTCTGCATAGCGAATCCCATAGACTATTACGCTCCTGGAATAGAACAGGATTAAAAGTGCCATCTCCATTATGCCCACCCTCTTTAGGTAATTTAACAAATACCTCTATTGGATTCCCTTCCTGATCAATACTTACATTAATGTAAATTTTACTTCCTTTCCAAGAAACTCTATGCCTCACTGCTGTCTCTTCATCAAGAAGCTCTTTCTCGTATAGTTCCGGCATTACGCATTCAGCTACTTCTTCAGTATCCGTACTTGAAAGAACACCTTCCTTGCAACCATCTCGAAAAACAGTGACACCTTTGAGACCCTTGGACCAAGCGTACTTATAAATCTCTTGGATAGTCTCCTTTTTGGTATCATTCGAAAGATTAATAGTAGAACTGATCGAGGCATCAATATTCTTCTGTAAAGCGGCTTGCACATTAATCCTATCTTTCCAATGAATCTCATTAGCTTCAACGTAGCCCATCTTGTTCTTTGCTTGCTCAAGAGTAAGTCCTTTGAATTCATCTAAGTTATCAAGCATATGCTGTGCAGCCGGGAGATGGATGAAGGAGTATTCTTTATTATCAATTCTATTCTTTCTTTTATAGGAAAACTTAAATATAGGTTCAATTCCTGACGAACAATTCCCAGAAACAATACTAATACTACCACAAGGACCAATTGTGTTGAGAGATGTATTAGCAAGACCATAATCTAAGATATTCTCTTTTAATGCACCTTCTATCTTATACCATGGGTTATCAACAAAATTATTCCTTGCTGCTGTTGAACTCATAGCCTCACAGCATTTACCTTGGACAGCAAGATCATTGGATGCAACTAATTGTGAATACATTATAGAATCAGTGATATCATTAGCAAGATCTATGGAATCTTCATCTCCGTAAGTAAAACCTAATTTTTGACATAGATCTCCAAACCCTGTTAACTCAACACCAATCCTTTTACCAAATTTATCCACTGATCTTTGCTCAGCTAATGGGTGCAAGTCCTCATTCATATCAGAAAACAAGTTCATCAAGCGTGTAGCTACTTCTGCGTCCTCTTCTAAGGAAACAATATCAAGTCTCCCATGCAAAAGATAAAAAGGGAGCACAAACGCGCCAAGCAGGCAGTTTGAATCTCCAGCCATGGGTTGTTCAGAACATGCATTGTATCCAAACGGCTTCAAAGATTTATCAATATAAGTCCCAAAAGTATTTTTCTGTACTGTTGTGATGTATGAAGTTCCTGGATCTCCACAAATCCAAGCTGCCTCCGACAATTGACTCAAAACATCTCTTGCTTTGATAGTTTTATACTCTTTAAATTTACCTCCTATTTCAAACCACTCATCATAATCACCATCCCAGCAAGAGTTATATAATTCTTTATCAGCCTCTATATCAGGAAAACAAAACGTCCAGTCCTCATCATTCTCTACAGCAGTCATAAATGAGTCAGTAAGTTTTAATGTTATATTAGCATTATTAATGGCCGGCAGTTCTTTTGTAAAAACATCTTCTTCAAAAACTTTCTCTGGCTTTGCTTTACTCCAAATAAAATCAAGTGTATCTGGGTGCCGACAATCAAGAGAGATCAGCAATGCTCCACGTCTACCAAACTGGCAGATTGTTTTAGTTAACTCAGAAAAACTTGGCATAAAACTAACAGCGCCGGATGAAGTTCTTGCTGCATTCTCTACGGAATGTCCTTTTGGTCTTAGAATGGATATATCTGTACCAACGCCTCCTCTATAAGAGAAGGTTCTCGCAATCTGTTTATGTGCTTCATATATCCCTTCAATACTGTCATGCCTGATAGGAACATAATAGCAGTTACTAAAGCTGCTGGTTGCGCCTGAATTACAGGCACTCAGAATACTCCCAGCGGGAATGAACTTACCACTTCTTAGAAGTTCTTTCTGATCCTTGTCCGTGATGTTACAACAATCAATAACTCCTTCAATTACATCTTTGATATCTTCATGCCCATATTTATTCTTTGTGACCATGGCCACGAAATCTTCATGCTCTGCAATACTCGTCTCCAACAACTCCTTTGTAATAACCTCAGTCAATTTATTCCTCCAATACCTTCAAAATATTATCAATTCTTGTTTTTATATTCTTGAATTCATAGATGATCTGTTCTTTCTCGTTTCTGAGATAATCATCTTCCTCGTCATCCCATCCTCGATCAGAGTCTCCATGTAGTAAGCAGAAATCCATCCAATAAACTGCTTCTAAATATCCATTAGTAGTTCTGTAAAAGTGGTCACATTCAAGACCCCAATCATCAGTTCCAACTCCAGATTCAGCTAATAGGTCTACTATTTCATGAGTTACTTCCTTCATAACCTCTCCTATATAATAAAATTAACTTCTCCAACACAACCACTCTGATACTTTGTCTGAAATTTATAGCACCATCCACAATCTTTGTCAAGACATTTGTTTGGTTTAGTAGATAATCCCTCACCTATCTTCCACGCTCTATAAACAGAATTATTCTGTATAATAGCTTCTTCGTATACATAATCACTGTAAATATCAATACAAGCTTGTTCTGCTTTACTCATTTTTATCCCTTTCCAAAGTACTTAAGAGATCCCCGCACAAGTTAATTTCAGACGGAATACACTTAAGCACTACTTTTACTCCTTCGTTGAATGGAAATTCAATATGAAGTTTTGAGATACACAAGTCCCCTGTAATATCCTCTCCTTTTGAGTTTAGTATACGAGTATCATTAGTTGCTCCTGTTTCATTTATAACCTTAATCATTTCAGTTTATTCACCTTTCTTTTTATATAATCCTTAAAATAAAAATCCCTGTTATAATGCCAAGTAAGTACAGCCCAACAACAAAGTCCTCCGAAGATGTAACCAATTAAGAAATCCATTATTCAAGGAATTCCTTATATTTTGCATTCTCTTTAAGATAAGCGCAAAACACCACCCATTCATTCAACTTATGGTTCTTTCTTTGTCCGATAATATGTCTAATTGTTTTATAGTTTGTGCAGACAATACGTCTCTGGAGAAATCCTTCCGGGAGGTTCTTTTTTATCTGAGTAAATAGAGTACCTAAATCACCCTCATATTTATCACCTTTGTTTCCGTTCTTGACCCAATTATAAGCTTTAATTTTGAAATTTAATGCTTCAAGTGTTGATTGGAATATAGGTCCTTCAAAATCATCTTGTGTTAATTGTCTCTTGAGCAATGTATGCATTGTGCTACCTGATTGCTTAGTAACTCCAATTCGGTATGTATCTGCCTGTACCCACCAATCTCTGCTTGCAGTGATATCCAACCACAGACGGATACTTTCAAGAAATTTACCATGAGAACCATTCTTATAAATCTTCCTTGCTACATTCCCCATTTCATGTACTGGTCGGTTGTACGATAGACTCAAGCCAAGCATGGCCTGTTCGTATCCTGACTCGTTTAAAATTTCAATGTTATACTTCATCTTCTTGTTCGAACTCCTTCTCTATATAATTACCGCATTCAGTACAAACATAGCACCACATATCCCATATATCAAGGTATTCTTCCAAGAATTCCCCTATATACCCGCATACTTCGCACTCAGGAGGATCTTCTTCGTAGTGATCTATTTCAATATCCGAATTATAGACATCATTGTTCATATTATTCCCTTCGTCGAGTACCATGAGAAGGTTTCTCGAAACCACCGCATCCAGCAATCAGCTTTGCCGGTGAACACAACTCAATACCAATTCTTTTAGATATCTTCCCACATAATTTGCAGTATGTAAAATTAGTTCCTATTTTCTCGATACTATCGAATTCTACTCCACATGTTAAACATTCATATGTATAAATACTCATATTATAACTCCATCATCTCAATAACCGGTAAACGCCCATTCTCTAACAGCACAGCGCATCCAATTGCTTGTTTGGGGAATTCTTTAGCATACGCCATTGCATAACTTTCTCTATCAACACCGACAGGGACTTGCATCCCGAAGACTTTCTTTCCTCGTCCTACATGCCAATCAATGCTTGCTTTTGTATGAAAATGCCCCTGGCAAACATTCATCATCTCACTACCTGATTTTACACTTGCGGCCATATTCATTCCGTGTCTGAAAAGACACCCATTGTATTCAAAACTTGGTTGGAAGTTCCAATTGACACCAAGTACCTCAGCAAAGTCTTTAATCCACCTTTTTGAAACGCCCTCTTTATAAGCCTTACGAAGCAAAATCAAATCATGATTCCCGTGACATACATCGGCCTCGGGGAACGCTTTACTCCACTTCTGGAGTTCTTTAATAGCAAAATCAAGTTCATCTCCAGCACTCAAACCATCAGGATCAGTTGCATGGAATGATGAGAGGTGGTTATCAATCAAGTCCCCCATGAAGATTACATGGTCACAATTATATTTATCATAAATTTCCGTACAAAAATCCAGATAATTTTTTAAAGTAAATGGCAAATGTAAATCCCCGATTAAGAGGATATTAGTAGGATGAATTTTCAATGGTACTTTTGATGTATTGGAGAATTCTTTTAGATCTTGATCTATTGTAAACCAATCAGGCGCTTTGTCATCTTCAATATTGTACTCCGTGATTCTGCCCTTTTCATTTTCGTATAAAATATTAACTGGTTTTCTTTTACTCATGCACTGAAAACAATAATAATCCACCTTATTACTATTCTTGCGTCTATACTCAGCGCCGCACTTCCCCCATTCTCCACTGCATACTGGACATTTCAACAAATTATTTTACCTCCTTAATATTTTCAATAGCATCTGCTATACTCCTGCAATCTTCTGCTATACAATAACCATCACAAACAGAGTCATCATAACAGTACTTTGCATCTGGCCAATAATCCTCAATGTATTCCGCTGCAATCCTCAACATTTTTACTGCTCTCTCGATTTCTTCCATGTTGCTCCTAAAGTTTATATTTGATGGGTCAAGAGAGGAATTGAACCTCTAACATGTATACTGTACCAGCAATCTTTATAAATCCCGGTTAAATATAAAGATTAGTCTTAACGGTTTTCGATTCCTATTCACCTGGACCACCTACGCTGTGCCTTACCAATTCAGCCACTTGACCTTAATTTCTAAACACATTATACCACAAATAAATATAATGTCAATGATTATTATTCACCGAACTCCTGTTTAATAAAGTTTCCGCTCAGATCGAAATAAATTACTGAGTAAAACCCAGGGTACCCACAAAACTTGTCTGATCTTGTCTCTTTATCAAATCTATCATAATCAAATTCTTGGACTAATTCAATTTCCATGTATTCATCTTCCTCATTAACTTTACACTCAATACCGAAACTCCTATACAAATCCACAAACCTCTCAAGATCAGTTCTTGAATCTTCTACTAAAAAAGGATTAAATTTTTGTTTATGCTCCACAAAATAATTACAATTATTGCATTTAATCTTCCCAGTGGGATCTTCTTTCCATTCTTGGAGCCATGTTGATTTACATCTCGGGCATTTTTTCATATTATTCTCCTTTCTTGCATGTAAATATTTTCAATATAGTTTCCCACATAAAATAGTCAGCAAATAGTGTTGCAAAATATACAGCAACAAAACTACCTCTGTACTTTGCCTCTATAAGTGCTAATAGGACAGTGAACACTGTACTCTCCTTTTCTATTTAATATTCTATTTAATGTTCAGTTGCCCGGGCCTAACTATGCCTGTTTTTCGTGGCTTTCAGGCGTAGTCGAGAACCACCTAACCTGTCTTAAAGGAATGTGCCGGTTACTGCCATTTTTGAGCCGCATCCAAAGCAAGTCAGACCCAAACCGGACCTCAGAGCAATCAAAGGTTTCAAGGTATCCATCATTCCACCGGACATTAACAACGGGACCTTTGGTTTTTTGAGGGTCTGGACGAACAGTGTCAACTACCTCATCCAGCATACGACATTGTTCGTGATGAAAAAATTTACCGTTATGCTTCGTTACATTGGTGCCGCCTGGGTTATTTTTAAAAAACTTAACAGCGTATGCCCCATCCTTCTCTGATATGTCTATGATTTGACCCTTCACAGGTACGGCAAAAAGATATCTGTCATAGACTATTACTTCTGTACCAATAGAAACGGTTTGTACCACAGCTCCCTCACTTTCTTAGTTCCCTGAAACAGGAAACAATATATATTATACAGTTGACTATCAATAAAGCCAAGAATCTTCTTTCCTGTACTTCGGAAGACAATCATAATTCCCCTCTCTCATTTTCTGCTTGATTTGATTCCTCCGTCTTTTTCTCTGAGCTTTCTTAAATCCAGAAGGGGCTGGTAAGTCCAAATGATTAAAAAGCAGATTGAATTCTTTCTCGAACCATCTCTTCCTGTCTTTCCATGTTCCGCTCATAATTGTCCTCCTATAAATTTCTTTTAGCACCTCTTCTCGGGCCTTTTGTTACGACAACTTGTTTTTCACCTCCCCTGTAACGCTCAAGGCTTTTATATTCTTCCTCAGTCCAAGTTACTTGGAAAGATTTCTTTTTGTTAAGCTCAAGTTCAGCTTGTTCAAAGAAATAATCCATATAATCATGAGAACTTGATAATGTTGGTTTTATCGTATTAACCCCAGCAACGCTCATAATATTCAATCCTTATCAATTCCTACAGTACTTTTACTATATCTAAGAGTGATATAGTCCGTTGGGTATACTAATGTACCAGTTAATACTAAATGGCTCTTAAATAGGCTATTTTGTATTGTAAATTAGACTCTCTTGTTCCAAGCTTCAATTGCTTCTTTCTTCGTCTTAAATGAGTATTGGATTTGTTCCCATACCATATCAAACCCAAATCTTAAATCACAGCTGTTACAAACCACACACCACTTCTTATTACCACCCCACACATCAGCCGACCCACCACACATTGGACAAAACTTCAACCCATTTTCATCATACTCCTCCTGGTATTCCTTAAACAACCAAGCATCAATCTCAGCCAATAATCTCTGTGACTTATGTGTAAGATTATAATGCGGAGGTCTGTCCATCAAAGGAGTAGATTGAGAGATTGTGTGCATTAATGCTTTTAGATATTCTTTATGTGTTTTCATACTTCTCCTTAAGCCTTTTAAGTTCAGCTAATTCTTTCTCTTTTGTTTCGATCTTTCTTCTTTGTCTATCACATTTTTCCTGGTCCTGCAACCTTTTTGTTTCTTGTTTAACAAATTCTTTGAATTCTATTGTATCCTTTAATTTAAAAGCAATTGTATCTTTGATTTCCCAACACCCATGTATTGTAAGATATGGCTCATTTAATTTGTATTCTTTGTGATTAATATAATGTAATTCATTCTGAAGAACTTCATTATCCGAGTATGTATAGGTATCTTTGTAGATTTTTTCTATAAGTTCTTCTTTAGTTTTACCAAAAATGACAATACTCTCCCCTTCGCAATACTCAGGCTGAGGAATATCTCTTTCCCAGGAATCATATGAATCGTAATCTATGCTGTATTGCAGTAGGTACATTATTCACCTCCAGTAAATAACCATATAAAGAACCAATGCACAACCACCACTGGGGATATGACACAGATCATAATTGCCACAAAGACTGCAAACAGGCACATGAACCCAATGGATGCTCCAACTAATAGCAATCTATCTGTGAATGTCTCTTTCTGTTGTTGGATATTCATTATTTAACTTCCATCCAATATTCACAATCTTCTTTGTTTGCGATACCTTCGTCTAAGTGCATTGTACAAAATAACCCTGAATCAATACAGCAATCCAAATGTGGTCCATCTGCTTCATCATATTCAAGATGACATCCACAGCCATCTTCGTACTTAGATGTATCCTGTTTAATAAACTTAACAGGGATACCATTCTCTTCAGCGAACTCAATTTCCTTTGCAATACCATAACTCCTATCCCAACCAGGGAGCATGTACACCCACAGTTCATCACATCTTTTAATAATATCAAAGTCCAATCTCAACCAAAAATCATGACTAACTCTATTTTCTTCTGAAATGAGATCAGCAATTGGGCAACTGTGTGTTAAAGGAGAGAATACGTTATAACCTTGTTGCATAATCTCCGCTGCTTTCTCTGTAACTTTTCTTGTTCTTGCTTTCATTTCAGCAAGAGTTGGTGCTGTTCCATCTTCTTTATCCACTGAGTAGATGCTTGCTAAGTAGATGAGTTTCATGTGTTCTCCTATTATGTTGATTTGTAGTAATAATATATCATGTCTTTGGTTGTGTCAAGGTTTTTCTTTGGACGCAACTCATCTATGACCGTAGTGTCACCCCCTAAAGTGTGCTGTACGAGAACTTGCTTGTTCATGTTGGCTGTGGTGTTATTATTATCTTTATCAGTAAGAGTTATTTCCCCGGAATACTCCATCCTCCGTCCCAGTGCTTTTTGGAGGGTACCACCAAACCCATCATACATAGTTTCCTATGCATGTACTGCCTGGCCTGATTCTTAACCTTGAGAACTTAGGCCAAATTAAAAGGAAGTTGTGACATAATTACTGTTTAATCTCGGGACATCCGCAACCAACAGAACCCGAACCCCCGGTCCAAGGAGGATAATAATAAAAAATAGTTTGTTGTTGGATCAAGAGGACAACTCCCCTTATTACTACTACTCTACACTAAAAAATACTACTTGTCAAGAACTTTATTACAAAAGATAAATAAAACTTCTTCTTTGAAAGAAGACAGCATTTATACTACGTATTATTATTATAGTCAATAGAAAAATTAAAATAATTATTGATTTTATTTATATATTGTGGTATACTGTTTGCATGAATAAAAAAAGAAAACAAGATTACCCCGAGTACGCACATTGGAGGGCGATGATTTATAGGTGCTATCCTTCGGATAATATCTCTACATCGTGTGAAAGAAAGGGGGTAGGTGTCTGTGACCGGTGGAGAGGGTGGGATGGGTTTTGGAATTTCTTAAAAGATCTTGGGGAGAAGCCATCAAAAAAATACAGGCTGAAAAGAAAAGACAAAAACAGTGACTTTAGTAAGAGAAATTGCACTTGGAGTAAGAAAAAAACATACAAAGTAAAATCCAATGAGATCAAAACTAATGTTAAGACGCTCTTTTATAAGAACAAAGAGTACACTGTGAGAATGGTGTGCGAGAAATTTAATTTAAAAGCTTGTACTGTGTACTACAGAATAAAGGCAGGGTGGTTAGATAGCGATATAGTAGAAACCCCAGTGAATGAGATACCAATTTCATTAAGGACAGAGGAGAACATGAAATATGGAAGATACTCCTATTTCTTAAAATTTGGTATCTATAAAAATAGTAAAAGTAACAATTTTGTAACTTTTACTCAAGATAATTGATTGCATACTGCTTTTTTAAAAATAGGAGAGATATGGAAGTTGATTACTCATTTTTAACACAAGAGCAATTAGAGGAATATGGCCTGGATGATGTGAATTTACCCTCAGTCCAGTTCCTTGATGACTATGGCTTAAACCATCATAATTATGGTGAAGATGTTCTGTCGGATATAGATTATGACTTAGCTCAGGAGAGGCTACTAGAGGGTAAAACGCTCCTATTTAATAGGTACGCTAAACAACTAACCGTAGATGATGATCCAATTAAAGGCAAGAATGGGATTCTTCTTGTTAAGTGTAAGTACTGTAATAAGCATTTTTATCCAACGAAACCGCAACTCACGCAAAGAATTGCTTATCTGAATAATTTGGATTATGGCCAAAGACATTTGTATTGCTCGGACAACTGCAAAAGTGCATGTCCTTTGTTTGGTACTCTTAGTAAGAGAGATTATGAGTATTCCAAACAAGCAAGAGAGATAGCTTTAGAGATGGCTGATTATAAGTGTGAGATTTGCGGAACTACTGAAAGGTTACAGGTTCACCATATCAAACCTTTTAAGACTGATCCTGTCGAGGCTTATGATATAGATAATTTGGTTGTCCTTTGTTCTGGAGATGACGGGTGCCATATAAAGTACGGCCACTCAGACAGGAATTGTACACTCAGTAATCTTAAGAGTTGCAAATCTCCATAAATTTAAGGACAAAAATATAGAGTTACAAAAATGAAATATAAAGATTACAAAAACTTCACTCCCTGTAGATGCAAAGCATGTGATTCAATAATCGATGAGGATATCCATGACAGTTTATGTCTAAGATGCCTTGAGGAGATTTTTGATGTTGAACTAAATGAAGATGATTATAGATTGCTTGAGGGTTTTGTTGAAGATTTTGTGTAAACTACTTAAGGGGATACTATGAAGCTTCTTTTAGAAGACCAGACAACAAATACTACTGGTAATCAAGAGACATTAGTACTTGCTAATTCTTTGTTATTTGGCAAGTACATTACTGTGGTTGTTTACGGTACTTGGTATGGTGCTACTACCACTTTAGAATTTAGCCCGGATGGAGGCACAACCTGGATAACTGCTGGTGTTAACACAACCTTTACAGCGGACGGTGGTGGTAATTTTTGGTCCAACTATGGAATGATGGTTAGATTCTCTGTTACGGGTGCTGGAGCAGGTACATCTCTCTCAGCAGGTGTAGTATAATGAGTGAGAGCGGAGAGATTGTACAAGTCATAACTTTCAAATTGGACCAAGAATTAACTTCTGATTTAAATGGCTCCGTTACTACAGTTGATGGTGACACTGTTACTTTTCAAGGAGATGACGTAACATTCGGTGGGGAGGATGTAGTATGGTAAGAAATATAATTATGAGTATGATGTTGGTGTTCTTATTATCAACTCCTTCGTTTGCTGTTGTTGAATTAGACGTAGACGCTAACGGTGCTATTGATGTGGACAAAGGTGGAACTAATGGTCAAACATCCGCTGCTGCAAGATCCAACTTAGGTGCTGCTGCTGCGAGTGATCTAACAACCCATACCTCCGATACAGCTAACCCTCATTCAACGGATATTGGTAATCTTGGCACAGGGACTCTCTCAGAGATAAATTCCAAGATTACTGATGCTACCCTTGATGATTCTTCTGATTCAAGACCTCCGAGTGGAACTGCTGGTGGAGATTTAGGAGGAACTTACCCCAACCCTACTGTGGATGATGGTGCTGATAGTACAGCTATTCATGACAATACAGCAGGAGAGATTACTGCAATCACTGAGAAAGCATCCCCTGTTAGTGCTGATCTGATTATTATTGAGGATTCCGAAGCTGCTAATGCAAAAAAGAAAGTACAAATTGGTAACTTACCCGGAGGAAGTGTTAGTAGCCCCTTAACCACTAAAGGCGATGTCTGGGGTTATAATACCGATGATGCAAGAATCCCTGTTGGTGCTAACGGGACAGTATTAACAGCAGATAGTGCAGAAGCTCTTGGGGTTAAATGGACAACACCGGCTGGAGGAGGAGATATTACAAGTGTCCTTGATATTTCTTCCGGTGATGTTACGAAGTTGGTTCAATCATGGACAGCTTTTACTGCTGCTGATGCAACACCGGATGTCTCTACCGCAATGCATTGGAAAACAGCCGATACTACAACTATTACGGACTTTGATGGGACGCCTACTGATGGACAACAGTTGATTGTTTATTGTGGTCATGCAGGAACAATTGATCTAACAAGTAGCGGGATTGTTGCTTATAATAGATCAACTGATTGGACTATGACTGCCGGAGCGATTATTTATTTTATTTACCAAACGGATACTTGGTACGCTTTGAATATTCCTGATGCGGTAGTTGAAATCTCAACTAATGGTTTTCTTACCAGGACAGGGGTTGGCACTGCTTCTGCAAGAACTTTTGTTGGTGGTGATAGTATAACAATGACAAATGGTGATGGTGTATCTGGTAATCCCTCTGTTGCTGTTACTCTTGATGCAAGTGGGTTTGATGGGAATCTCACAACTTCTGATGACACTGTTCAAGAAGTTGCACAGAAATTTGATGATTTTAGTGCTGCTGGTGTTACCTATGCCACAAGTGCAGAAATCAATACCGGAACAGAGACAACAAAAGCAATTAATCCTGATGCTCTTGTAGGGTCAAATGCATTCACAAAAGAAGTTGCTTGGACTATTTATGATTCCGATGTTGATACTGCTGTAGGAGACGGCAAGCAATTTTTTGTTGTTCCTGCATCAATGGCTGGAAGTTATCCAATGAATTTAGTCAGTGTCATTGTAAGTGTAGAAACTGCTGGCACTACAGGAGCAACTGATATACAGATTCGTAGGGTTAGAGGTGCGACTGCTGTAGATATGCTGTCCACTAAAGCCACTATTGATTCCGGTGAGCGAGATACAACTACTGCTGCTACGGCTTATGTAATTAATACTGCGAATGATGATTTAGCTACAGCAGATAGAATATTCATAGATGTTGATGCTATTTCAACTACTGCTGCAAAAGGTCTTTCTGTTACATTATCTTTCAGGAGGCCGTAATGAAGCAAATTATATATCAAATACTTGTTTGTTGTTTAATTTATACCCAATGTTTTGGTATAAGTTTAATTGGCAGTGGAATAACTCCTTCGGTGTCCTGTACATGTGAAGTGACAGTCTATGAATCCAGTACGGGGGGGACCTCCGGGGATACAATGAACAGATCATCCGCAGAGGCGTATGGTGGTATTTTTTATACCCCAACGGATAATATTGATCTTTGCCAATATAAATTTTATCCTAAAAGTGTGACCGGTGATGTTTCGGCTAAGACATATAAGGCAACAGTGTATGCTTTATCTGGTACTACGTTAATAACATCATTAGGATCTTCAACTGGCTTGACAGGTAATAATTTATGGGATGCTACAACCCCGTTGATATTTGATTTTCCTTCAGTAGTGAATCTTGTTGGGTCAACACAATATGCGATAGTTATATGGGTTGACAATGGCGGTTCCCCAGCGTATGACTCAAGCAACTATTTGACTTTAGGTTATTCTGCAACTGGAGGCACTCCAACTAATATTTACGCTATTTGGAGAGAGGACAAGACTAAGGCGACATCTTCAACAGACAGGATCACGAAATGGGAGAGCTTTAAATGTCAATAATGAGAATGTTGTTTATTGTATTATTTTTAAGTCTTAGTTCTAATGTGTACTCTGCTCCACGTTTATTGTTTTCTGATCTCACGTCAGGTCCAGCTACCGGAAACGGCGCAACCGATATGGGCCAACCTGCTGGGGTCAATGGAGCTTTTGTAACTGTATGGGGATATGGCCTCGGAGCATCTCAGGGAACATCTACCATTACAATAAGTGGAGTGACATCACCTATCATTTACACATGGGGGAATTGTACAAGTATAGATAAAACAGGAGAAACATATAGTAATTTATATGACTCCCATAAAATGCAATGGGTGTGTTTTCAAATCCCATCAACGGCAAGTGGTTCAAGTGGTATCACAGTCACTGTTGATGGGGAGACATCAAACATTCTACCGTTTACAATCAGGACTGGGAATATTTATTTCGTTGATGGTTCTGCGGTTGGTGCTGGTACTGGGACATATACAGACCCATGGCAATCTCCTGCAAGTTTAGTATCTGAAATATCGGATGAAGACGGTGCAACTTGTTATTTCCGTGAAGGTGTATATGCTAATACTGAATATGCAAATATAAAAGATTCCGATAAAGCCCTGTTTTATTCTGGCAGTGCAATGGCCGGCACTGCTGCTGCCCCTAATGCATTTTCATCATATCCGAACGAAGTGGCAAGCCTCGAAGCGACATATGGAGATGATAAAGACGATGCAGGGTATTTCATGGCATGTTTCCGGGCATACCCATATTTTTCCTGGAAATATTTTACAGTTTCGAAAATGAGGTTAGAGGCCAATACTATAATATCAAGGACATGGACAGGGTTTCGTTTTACGGGGAATTTGTGCATTGCAGGTACAGTCCACAATTCAGGAACCGGGCACTTTTCTTGTGGTTGGAAAACAACTTCGGTACCTGACCAAATTAATGGGGTACAGTTATACGGGAACATTATAACCGGAGCAACTGTCGCAGATAAACAAGACCATGCAATTTATTTCGGATGCGCAAAAAATGTGGCTGCCGGGTGGAACTACGTATATGACAACAGCTTCGAAGAAGGACCTATGTTCTCAACAAACGTTGAGGGTTCAAATGGGGTGGATTTTTGGCTCCCTGTGGAAAATCTACATATACACGATAATGTAATAGATATGTCCAATCATCCATCGAGAGGTATTGGGTTTTTCGAGATGAGGTCTGGATCAACCGCTTATGTGTACAACAACATAATAATCGGGCCTACATTCCCGTCCAGTTCTGGCATAGCTGCCTACCAGTGCTCTGGTACAGTGGAGTGGTACAACAATACTTTTTATAATACTGGGTATTTCACAGGGGAAACTTTCAGTGCATACTCTATATCTGTTCCGGGGGGTAATTATCAGCCTAATGCAAGTTTTAGAAACAACATTATCTACTCTTCTACTGATGCTAATTATTATGTTGGGACATCTGGTACACTGGACGACTTCACTCTATCAAACAATTGTTATTACGGGATCGGTTCTTTTGCTGACAACAGTGACGGGGCCGCAACAGACGCAGACGTAAATTCGTATGATGGTGATCCTCTTTTTACTCTTAATGGATCTGATTTCACCTTACAAACAAATTCACCACTTAACCCCTCAATCAATCCCGGTGTTGATCTAACAAGTGTAGTCGACATAGACTTTGTAGGGGCAGAGAGATCTATTCCAATGACAATAGGGGCATATGAATTTTCTGTCGGTGAGATACCTCAATCTTCCCCGACAAAACAAATCTCAATTGGAAAACTAATAGACCTTGGTGGCGCAATAAAATTAAATCTTGGTGAATAGACAAGGAGAATGTATGGCAAGAGCTAAAGGTTCACAGACCCCCGGATACAAAGCAGCTAAGAAAGTACAGGACTCGGAACCTAATTACATAGAGAAGATCCTGAAGTATTCTCCGAAAGCTATGGATATTCTTTTTTATCATATTGATAATCCAAGTGAGAATATGAATCTTTCGTTTGGTGCTGCTAAGAAGGTACTTGAAGAACGGAATAGGCTATATAAAGAACTTAAGGATAAACTTCCGAAGGATTATATTGTTGAGCCTTCTACTAAGAACAAGGAAATTAAAGGCACTAAGAAAGAAGATGGTAATAACTTGATTACCCTTGAGTACGTACCTGACGATGAAGCTGCTGAAGGTTAGTTAATGAAGTTTTCATATAAGAATTGTAAAAATCCTAAAACTTGCAGAGATTTTCTTGTTGTCTGTGAGAAATATTCAGACGTATCAAAAGAAAGTATAGAGAGTATGGTTAATCCTGAGTATTTTTTCAAATGCCACAACAAAGAAGAAGTTGATGAAGTAAATATTTATGTTGTTTCTGAAAGAGATCTCCCGGATAGTATTATGGGGTGCAGATATTGTGGTGTAATCTTCAATGATGGCAAATATGATGGTTTTACTTTTAATTATGCTCAGTCAAGAGTAATTCATGACTGTTATAGTACTTATGCTATAGGTGATGGCGAGTACATGTTTAGTTAAAAAGATTTTCCTGTCTCTCTTTCATTTAATACCTTATTATATAAGAGAGCGGGGAAAGTGAACGAAGGAGGAGGTCGTTACGATTCGATCTAAGATCTATCCCCACCAGAAAAATCTTTTGTTAGGATGGTGGGAATTTTTGGTATTTCTGATAGAGCTTTAAGGGCCTTGTGCAGAAGTGAGTATGAATATATCAAAGAATATAAGTCTTTCAGGATAGTGAGGTGAATATGTCATTAGGTCCTTGTTCGGAACGACAAGCACAAATTTTAAAGAATAATTCTGACGTGCTTCTAATGGGTGGTGGAGCCGGATCTGGCAAGAGTTATCTACTACACCTTATAGCAGCTAATTATTTGGACTGACCTAACTACCGGGCAACTTTCATTCGTAGAACTACTCCTCAGTTAATGAAGCCTGGTAACTTGTGGGACACAGGTAAAAAAGTATTTAGTCAGCTTGGTATGCATAATGGTGTAAACTACAATCCAAAATGGAAACAAGGTGATCAAAAGTTAGTTGTGTGGGGGCATGGACCGGTAATAGAATACTCACATTGTCAACATATAAAGGATCTCGACAACTATCAAGGTTCACAGATGACAACTTTTTTGGTAGATGAGGGGACCCAGCTTGAATGGGAAATGATCTCATATTTGTTTTCAAGAATGAGATCAGACTCTAAGTATAAATCAAGAATGGTCATAAGTTGTAACCCGTCATACGATCACATGCTCAGAAAAATGGTGGACTTTTATGTAGATGACGAGGGGTTTCCTATAGAAGATAAGTTAGGTATTGAAAGGTATTTCTATGTAATAAATGATGTCCCGGTTTTTGGTGACACATCAGAGGAACTTATAGAAAGATATCCTCTAATGGCTGAAGGGTTGGATGGGGACATTATCCCTCCAATGAGCTTTTCATTTATTGCCTCAAACGTATATCAAAACCCTATTTTATTGAAAAACAACCCTCGCTACCTAAGTGCATTGAAAGGTCTTGGTGAACTTGAAAGAAAAGTACTTCTTGATGGATGCTGGAATGTCAAACCGGAAAGTGCTTCCTATTTCAAAAGAGAATGGTTACAGAAATGGGATAAGATCCCTCTTGGTAGTAAGTTCCGTGGATGGGACAAGGCGAATACCCCTGTTTCAAAAGACTCTGCTAATAAATATCCCGACTTTACTGCATGTACGGGGATGGTTAAGACAGCAGAAGGTGATATAGTGATTATAGGGGACCATCATGAAGATAACAAAGATAAAGATGATGGGGTGTACGGTAGGTTTAGAGAGCTTCCAGGAAGAAGGAATCAGATTATGTTAAGACAGGCACAATGGGACGGACCTGATTGTACCGTGGTCTTAGCGCAAGATCCGAACGGTAAGTTCGAGTTTGAGGAAAGTGTTAAATTTTTTAATAGTCACGGGTTCATAGTTAAAAAAGATCCAGCAATTGTATCCTCAAGTAAATTAACTAAATATAGTGCATTTAGTTCTGCTTGTGAAAACGGTACTGTGGGGATTGTAGAAAGTTCTTTCCACCCAGACACTCTTGAAGATTTTTATAAATGTCATGAAAGATTCACAGGTTTACGGAGTAGTCGTACTTACAAAGACGATATTCCTGATAGCACAGCATCAACCTTTGCTGTAGCATCCCAATCACAACACATCCCAATAGTTTGTCGTAACCAGATACAATCAGATACAATATCAAGAAACATTATAGAAAAGAGAAATCAATAATCAAGGGGGCAGTATTGTTTAAAATATTTGAAGGTACTCAAGAGAGTACAAACGAGAATTATAAAACCATCAATTTTAAATCTCTGAAGATGAAAGATGTCACAAAACTTTGTAAGATTCTCAACAAGCTTTACGAGGAAGGCTACAAAATTAAGGAAGAATTCTCACCAAGAGAATGTCCGAAAATTCCTCAACTGTTGAATCTCAAGTTCATTAAAGAAACCAAAACTCCAGAGAAGGAAATTTCTGTGGAGAAAGAAATTAAGACACTTAATTTCGAGGATCTTAAGACATTAGATGAAATGAAATCTTTCGCTGCATCAAATAATATAGAAATTCCAGAGGACATTACTCACTGGAGACAGGTAAAAAAATTCATCAAAGAGAATCTTTCTGAATAATTAAACTTGAGGAACACTACGAATGACTTCATATAATAAAGAACTTGCGGATTCACTTAAGAAATTTGAAGAGAGGGGTGTTTCTCGGGATATTATTCTCACTGACAATGATATCCATAAATCTGAATCTTATAGGGGCGTTGCGCCATTAACTAACCTAAGAAGGGAAGTAGGGCAACCGCATGTTGTGTCATCTAATAGGTTCATCGACGATCAAAGGAAAACTGATCTCAAGATACCAACGAGGTGGTGTACATATGATAATATGTACGTAGATGATTGCGTATATAATTCAGTTGATATCACTAATCTTTTAGTAATAACTGCCTTGTACGGAGGAAAATATGTTCCTGGACCTTCTAATAGTGAAGCAAGTAAAATAGCCGCTGACTTCGGTAATTATAATCTCAGGAACCTCAGTTATGGTACGTATCTTGAGTTCCTACAAGACGCTGCCACTGATTTAAAAGACGGTTTTAGTATTCAGTACCCAGTGTACGAGAAAAGGAAATATGGTCCATATAAAGGCTCCTGGTGCTTAAGAAAACTATCACCGAGGGATCAGAAAAGCATTTATGGGTGGGTTTGGAATAAAGATCAAACGGAACTAATGGGTGTTGTTCAAAAGCCAAGAATAACACAATCCAGACAGTTCAAGAATGTGGGTTATAAAGACGGTCTTACTCTTTTAAGCAATGGTAAAGTTTATGAGTGCGACTATCCATACATGCCCTTGAAAGAGATCCTGCACTTTAAGTACAATAGTACTAATAATAACCCTCAAGGTGATTCCCCACTAAACCATTGTTATACTGCTTGGATGGAGAAAAGATTAATTGAGGAATATGAATGCATCGGGATTGGTAAGGATCTTGGGGGTATCGTAGTACTGAGAGTCCCTTCTGAACTCATTTCTAAAGCTAACGACCCACAGAATTACCCGGATGCTGCTACTGAGTATCAGGCATTACAAGAAGATACTGCTGACCTGCATGCTGGTAGAAACTCATTTATCATGCTTACCTCTGATTCATATCAAGATAGTAAGAAATACATGTACGACTTTGAACTAAAAGGTATAGACGGCCAAGGAAAACAGTATCAGACAAGTGACATTATAGATCAGAAGAGAAAAAGCATTTATAATTGTTTTGGGACTGGCTTTCTTCTTTTGGGTCAAGACAGTGTAGGGAGTTATAATCTATCCTCAAATGCCACAAGTACTCATGGGTATTATGTAGAGAGAAATATTCATCAGAAAATTAACGTCCTTAATAATCAATTACTACCGAGACTCCTTGGAATTAATAAAGTGTATCTTGACTACGAGGATATGCCTGTATTCCAACCTATTTCTCCTACCGAATCCAATAAAGATGAATTAAGTAAGGTCGTTCAGAGAGTGGGTTCTGTTCTTAAACTAACACCAGAAGCCCTGACTGTTGTTTATGAGGAGATGGGTTGGCCCACTGATGGTATTGATGATCTTGATTTCACAAGTAAAGGTGAGAGCAGGTCAGGCGATGGAAAAGGCACTTCTGGAACAGGAGATTCTCAAGGAGGAGGAGGCGCTAATAGTACTTCTAATATGGAAAACACAGATATGTCTAAGACATTGGTTTTTGAATCAGAGGATAATAACCAAATCACATTAATAAATACAGAGACTGGTGAGCCTATCTTTATTGATAAATAATGAAAGAAGTTCTTGTGGGAACACTCAACTAAAAGGAAAGTAAGGAAGTCCATTATGACAGAGAAGGAAGAACAGAAAACTATTATTTCAGAAGAGGTTGTACAGAAAGCTACCTTCGAGGATATGAAAGGGCTTCTTCGTGGTGCCATCAGAGAGAAGTTCATCTTCGAGAACGGGAGTTTTTGGAATGTGGATTTCGACCCGTCGAAGGTTTATTTTGATGTGGAGTATTATGAGTACAAAGACGGGAAAGAGAGGTGGTACTCTCAAACCTATTCAGTCCCTTATTCCATTGACGGTGTTACTGTATCTTTAGGGAATAACCCAAAAAGAGTGGAGAAAGAAACGAAGTACACGGAACTTAAAGATAAAAATCCCATTTTCGAAGAAGATGGTGATATCAATAAAGAAAAAGATTCTTCTTGGGTTGAAGATATTATAGAGAGGGTTTTTAAGAAGTTCAAAAAGGAAGACCCCATAAAAGATATCACAAAAGTACAAAACGGTGATTTTTATATTGAAAAGTTCAACGAAGAAAAAATGATCTCTTACGAACCTTTGTACACAAGTCCTGATGTAGCGGACGCTGTTGGTGAAGGTATGACAGAAGAGGAATCCCTCAAGATGGTAAAACAGATGAAAGAGAAGATAGAAAAAGGGGTGTTGGAGTTCAATCTCTTTCATAAAGTTAAGTCAGAATCCGCTGAGTGGGTGGATTGTTTTTCCAATCCCTGGCCTTCTTGTTTTGTTGGTGAGCAAGAAGTGCTGAAGTCTCAACCTGTCGGTGTCCTGCAATGGAAGAATAAAGAAGCCTGGGAACTAAGAAAGCAAGGAATTATTAAAGGGCCAAGTATCGAAGGAAAAGCTGGAAATAGAAGAGTTGTAGGAGAAGATGATGCCTAACAAATTAGATGAGATTAAGTGCAAAGATAAAGTAAAAAAGGTAAAAACATACCTTGAAGATGTTGATATCGCAGCGGTTGCTATGACTTCCGGTGCGGGGGCTTGTAGCCAGATGAATGACCCATACATCCTTAAATCAAAAGAAAATGAGTTAACTGAAGAACAGATCGAGATACTTAAAAAAATTGGTGAGTATAGTAAGTTAGATAAAACAATCGAGGAAGAAAAGGAAGAAACTATGGATGAAGATCTGAAAAAAGAACTTGATGACCAGAAGAAAGAAACAGAAGCCCTTCAGAAGAAACTTAATGATGCTCTTAAACTTGTCGAGAAGGAGCAGGTGGAGAAAGAGACTCTGAAAGTAGAAAAGATGATCACTGATTTTGAATTTGAAGAAGAGATGAAGACCTCTATCGCCAAGTTCATGATTAAAATTGAGGAAGAGGAGAGAGGAGATCTTATCAAAGCTTTTGCTTTCTTGAAAGAATTCACAACCAAAAAAGAAGAAACTGACACTATCGAGGACCAGGTCACTAAGGAAAAAGGATCTGATGCAATTGATGAGAATATTGAAAAATCTGTAAATGAGAAAATCACCTCTTACAGAAATTCTAAATAATAGAAAGGAATAAACATGCCTGATTTAACTAATGGTACTACAAGAGACAAATATTCTGAACTTGTAAAAGGTTATAATAAATTCGAAGATCAGTTCGGTGTGAATTATAGTAAAGCAACTGTTCCTGTGGAAGGGAGTGGTGATGTAGATAATATTGGTCTGCCTCTGATGTGGAGCGAGAGTGATGCTGCTTTTATTGAATTTGCAGCTAACGCTGATTGGGTTGCTGATACGGTAACGGCTGTCGGTGACGTAGTTAAACCAACCACACAGAATGGGTATGAGTATATTTGTACAGGTATCTCTGGTGATGCAAAAACTCACGCAACTACAGAACCTGTATGGCCCACTATCCCCGGTGTCCTTATCACAGATGATGTTGTTATTTGGCAGTGCAGAGCAGCCTACTCAGGAAATGGTATAGACTCTCCTCTTTCTGATGGCGCACATATTTGTGTCGTTATTGGCCCCGCTGAAGGTGCTGGTTTTAATTATGAAGATACCACACTTAGTTCCACAGCAGTCAATATGACTGTTATGTTTAGAGGCCCCGCTGCCCTCGCAAAAGATGGTTTCGAATGGGGATCTACTGCAGCTGCTGACCAGGGTGAATTCTATAAACAGCTTGAGAAACAGGGGATTGCTCTTATTGAGAGTGGAACTACTGTTGCTCCTACTTTTGTATAATAGAAAGGAATAAATAAATGAATATTGATGTAAGCGCAGTAAATGATACTGATGTCCAGAAAGCTATGACAACCATGCAGGGTAATCCTTGGAGCTATGTAGATGTCACAGCATCTACACAGAAAGGTCCTGTAAAACCTAAACTACTTACAGCCCTCTTGGGTGGCTATACCGAAACACTTCTTACCAAAATGTTTTATTATGACCAGATAACTAATACTGCTCAACTGCCTTCTGGTAAAAGATATGATGAGTACGGCAAAGATATGCCGAAAGACACTGCTAAAGTTAAATACTTTGAGGTTCCTTCTTTTGGTGCAAGAGCTAATGTCGCGCCTATGGATTGGTACAATAAACGTATACCTGGCTCTACTGAAATGATGAATGAGGATTATCTTACTGCTCAGATGGCTGACAAGCTTGATACTGCTTGGATGCTGCACGACGAACTTTGCTTCAGAGATCTTCTTGTATCCGATGTGAATAGAATTGATGGAGGTCCTTTTACCCAGTATAACTTCTACACTGATATTATGGGTGGTGCAAGACCAGCTAAAGTTGCTATGGAACTTGATGACACTAATGCGGATCATATTGCGCTGTTGAGAGAGCAGAAAAAAGAACTCCAGACTACTCTTGCGGGTTATGGAGATGGCGCAACAGCTATTATTGTAATCTGCGGTGATACTTTCTTTGAACAACGTCTTGATATTGAAAGAAATGAATCTCTTGGTAGGCCCTTGAAATCAAGTATAGATTTAGCTTCTATGGAAGTGGATACCTCTGATTGGGGTTCTTCTACTTTTAGGTACGATTGGTTCAAAGGTGACCAGGACGGACTTATTTACATTAATTATGGCGCTGAAATTGTGAGTGGTACTAAATTGATTGCTGATACAGATGCTTATATGCTCCCTGTAGGAGTAACTAATTTCATGGGGATGGCCTATGCCCCTGCTGTTGTAAAACCACATCTCGGACAGGAAGCTATGCAGAGGTATTCTTGGAGAACTGATGATAATCGTCAGGGCGTTACTCTTATTCAGGAATCAAACAAACTTGCTTTTAATAAAAAGCCTGATTTGATTAGAGCACTTAAGAATACCTAATGTTAGTTTAATTCCCTCTTTTATGGGGGATGAAATACTCCCCCATCTCTTTATAATGAAAAGGAATTAAAATGGCTGCAATAGATAGGGTAGAACTATTAGAGGATGTAAAATTGTACATCCGCTCAGACAATATCTTCACCGACTCACAGATCAATAAATTTATAGACCGAGTTGTGTCCGTGGTTGGAGATGATGACCAGTATTATGAAGAAGTTTTGTGTAAAAGTCTGAGAGTCATTGCTACAAACAATAAGTCCCAAGTTACTTCTTCTGGTAGTATTAAAAGCAGGAAGATTGATGATACACTTGAGGAGAGTTTCTATCAAGGTGATAATTCTGGAACTTGGGATGATTATCTGAACACTCTACCTGATGTATGTACTGGTTTTGGGTACACAGGACTGAACAACCTCAGTTTGGGTTTTATCCGTGTTAATACCGGGGAAGATGAGTCCGTGGATGATGAACCTTCTATAGATGTAAATCCCACATCAGTTAATTGTCAATCAACCTCTTCAACATTGACTTCATTATAATATGACTACACAACACATAGACAACATAGCCATAATCTGGAGAAATATACCAACAGAGTTATCTCTTTCCCCTGGTATTAGTTACACAGTGCAAAATGTCACTCCTTATCCATTAGAAATGATGATATCGGAGAGCACCCCAAGTGAAAACGATAAAGGGCATTGCCTTTATATCAACGAACCTTGGGTAGTCAAAATTGATTCGACTTATGGCC